CTAATCAACGGCAGTCGGATCGAGCTCAAAGGCGCAGAGAACGAGGACAGCCTGCGTGGTGTAAGTCTCTCCGCTCTCGTCGTTGATGAGGCTGCCTACGTCAAGCAAGAAGCCTGGGAGATGGTGCTGCGCCCGGCGCTTTCTGACCAAGGCGGTCCTGCCTGGTTCATTAGCACCCCTGCTGGTCTGAACTGGTTCCACGATCTATGGGAACAAGCGCAGGAGCAGGAAGACTGGCGCACGTTCTCTTACACGACGATCGAAGGCGGCAACGTCCCCTCGGATGAGGTCGAGGCAGCAAGGCGCACGCTTGATGAGCGCACGTTCCGCCAGGAGTACCTCGCCAGCTTCGAGACCCTTGCCGGTCGGGTTTATCCGGACTTCAGCGACGAAAACATCTCAGACGACATCAAGGACACCGGCGGCGACATCTACTGGGGCACCGACTTCAACGTCGGGATCATGGCTGGCGTTCTCGCAAGCCGTGTCGGTGACACGATGCATATCTGGGATGAGCTCGCGGTTAAGCAGTCCAATACCGACGAGGTTTGTCAGCTCCTCAAGGAGCGTTTCCCTGATCGCAGGATCATCGCCTACCCCGACCCGACAGGCAGCGCCCGCAAGACATCATCTGCCGGTCGAACCGATCACGACATCATCCGCCGCTACGGATTCCAGTGCATTAGCCCGAAAGCGCCCTGGGCGGTAAAGGACAAGATCAACAGCACAAACTGGATGATCCGCACGGCAGACGGTCATCGCAAGCTGTTTATTCATCCGCGCTGTAAGCACACAATCAAGGCGCTAAAAAACGTGTGCTTCAAGGAAGGCGCTGATGATTACATCATCGACAAGTCTGCGGGCATCGAGCACTGGACAGACGGTCTCGGCTATCTAGTCCTTGGCGCCTTCAATCCGTTGTACGAGCGGGCTGGCAAGTCAACGGGTATCAGGATCTACTAAGGCACGCACTTACAATGCGTCAAAGCCCGTGTAGGTGAGACGTGTACAGCGGCTTCCAGCATTACGATCGCCAGCTGACTGCGCGCGTCGCCAAGGTTAATGACCCGAACTCCGCCTGGAACAACCAGGAGGCGCATTGGGGTCTGATCGAAGATTTGCTGGGCGGCACTTACGAGATCCGCAGGCGTCACCGTCGCTATCTGCCGCAAGAGCCTCGAGAGATTGACGAGGCGTATGACAACAGACTGGCTCGATCTGTCTGCCCGCCTTTTTACGTTCGCCTGGAGCGGATGCTGGCGGGGATGCTTACCCGCAAGCCGGTACGCCTAAACGATGTCAATGACACCGTGCGGGAGCAGCTATTCGACGTTGACCTGCAAGGCAACGACCTCAACGTCTGGTGCTACGAAACCGCGCGGCAGCTCGTTCGATACGGTCACGTTGGCGTTCTTGTTGACGCCCCGTCTGCGGGTGAGCAAGGGCGACCGTATTGGGTGACTTATACGCCCCGGGAGATCCTTGGCTGGCGCACTGAGCTCGTCGATGGCGCACAGAAGCTAGTGCAGCTCCGCCTGTCCGAAAAGGTGATCCTGCCTGATGGTGACTACGGCGAGAAGGAGGTCAAGCAGGTCCGCGTGCTAACGCCCGGCGCGTTCGAGATTCACCGGATTAACAAGCAGGGTGATTACGAGGTCGTAGAAAGCGGCACGACGACGATGGACCATATCCCCTTCGCCGTCGCCTACGCCAACCGCGTCGGCTTTATGGAGTCGCGCCCGCCGCTCGAGGACATCGCGAACCTCAACCTCAAGGCGTACCAGATCCAGTCCGATCTCGACAACCAGCTCCATATCTCAGCCGTGCCAATGCTGGCGTTCTACGGCTTCCCGCAGTCTTCGGAAGAGGTAAGCGCTGGTCCTGGCGAGGCTATCGCGTTCCCCGCTGAGGGTCGGGCGGAGTACATCGCGCCGCCTAGTGATGCGTTTGATTCGCAGTTCCGTCGTCTCGATCAGCTCGCTACCCAGATCAACGAGCTCGGCTTGTCAGCAGTTCTCGGGCAGAAGCTGTCTGCCGAGACAGCAGAAGCAAAGCGGATCGACCGGAGTCAGGGCGATAGCACGATGATGGTCATCGCGCAGAACATGCAGGACCTGATCGACAACTGCCTAGCGCATCACGCGCACTATCTCAACATCGAGGAGTACGGCAGCAGCCTTGTTAATCGGGACTTCCTTGGCGTTCGTCTCGACCCGCAGGAGATCCAGGCATTACTTCAGCTCTATACCGCTGGAACGATTAGCCAGAAAACCCTGCTCGATCAGCTTTATGAAGGGGAGGTCCTTGGTGATGAGTTCGACGTTGAGGAAGAGCTGGAAGCTACTGATGCTGGTGGTTTCGTTGAGATGGAACAGCCTGCGCCAAGAGCTCAGGAAACAATCCCAGAAGAATCCGAAAACACCGAGCCAGCAGAGCAAATGCCTGCATGATGCCGAGGTAAGGAACAGGCATCAGATGGAAGCCAAGAAGCCGCGTAAGCAGCAGCTTTGCATTACGACAAAGCCGCTAATCGAGCCTGCCTTCGCTGTAATCCGCGTGTCTTGGTACTCCTGTGGGAAAGAGGACAGCGTGGACGAGGTGCAGCTTGAAGACGGCATCGACAACGTTGAAGCTGTACTCGAAACCCTGATCAAGAACGCGCTGCAAGCTGGTGCCGATGTTTCCGTGATGACGACGGCTAAGCCTGAGCAGTTCGGGGTAGCGGTATGACCCAGCACACCGAGTTCTACCGCAGCGCGATTGACCTGAATCGCTTTAGCAACAGCGTGACTCGGCGGATCGTCAGGTCATACAACGACGTGATCATCGACATTACGGATCGACTCGCGACGCTCGACCCTGACACGGTTACAGCAGCAAGGCTTCGCACTATCCTTGCGCAGCTAAAGGAGTCTCTCGATACCTGGGCAGGAGCAAGCGCCCAGATCATGACCGAAGAGCTCCAGGGGCTAGCTCAGCTCCAGGCAGACTTTATGGTCGATCAGCTCGAGCGCATCGCGCCGCCGAGCGTTACTACCCCGGTGCGGTCAGTAGCTATCAGTCCGCAGTTCGCGCAAGCCGTAGTTACGTCTGACCCAACGCGGCTCGGGATCGTATCCCTTAGCGACGACCTACCCGGCGCTGCCAGAACCTTCGCCCGTTTAACCGTCGCCGACGGAACGACCCTGACACTGCCTAACGGCGAAGTCATCCGGAAGGCGTTTAGCGGGATGAGCGTGCGCGAGTCGGAGATGTTTAGTCAGGCTGTGCGAAACGGTTTGCTGACCGGCGAGTCAACGCAAAGCATCGTTCGCAGGCTTAAGGGGCGCTTGCGGAAGGGAGAGCAAGAGAGCGTGGCGCGTCAGATCCAAAAAGGAGGGCTCGTTACGGCGCGACCTAATAACCAGATCCGGGCGATCGTTCGCAGCAGCATCACGCAGGTAACAGACGCGGCTCGAGAGCAGGTTGCCCGCGAGAACCCCGACGTGACAGAGAGGTACATCTACAGAGCGGTGCTCGACAGCAAGACGACACCGATCTGCCGGTCACTCGATGGCAAGGTCTACAAATGGGGCGAGGGTCCCGAGCCGCCTCTGCACTTCGGTTGCCGCTCCCTTCGAGCTCCCTTGACAATCGGGATCGAGGATGACGAGATCGAGGAGTTTGAAAGCTACGGGCAGTGGCTACAGGAGAACCCGAGCGAGAAGCAAAAGGTGTTCGGTAGTAAGACGCCCTATTACAACTTCCTGGCGAAGAAGTATGGACCGGATGATGCCCTGCGTCGCTTTGTGCGTGACGACGGGTCAGAACTAACCTTGAAACAGTTAGCTGCTAGGTACCCCGATGTCAGAGCAAGAGCAGGTAGCGGTTCTAGTTAATGGCGAGCTAATGCTTGCGCGGCAACGGACCCTCGAAGACGGCACTGTTCAATACGTCAACCGCTTTGGGCTAGGCATCGAAGGTGCACAACCTGTACAGCAGGAGAAGCCTAAGGCGAAGCCGAAGCCCCGCACTCGCAAAAAAGCTGCTGAGTAGCATGACGGCATCTGCTTCGAGCCGATGCCTTACCACTCCGGCAAGCCCAAGCCTATGTCGAAGGGCGGCAAGAAAAAGGGAGGCAAGAAGAAGTAATGGCACGCAAGCAACGCCGTGTACCTAAGGACAAGGCGACTGGCTTGCCCAAGAAGTACCTGAGCGGTGCCAAGAACAAAGGCGCTAAGGCTCGGGAGATTAAGCGCACCGCTGACGCCTATAAGCGTGGCGAGTACATCGACATCAAAGCCGTTTCCAAATCAAGGACCGAACAAGGTGGCAAGCGCAAAGCCTCTAAGCGAAGCAACAAAAAAGGCTCTAAGAAAAAAGGCTGAGGGCACTCGGTTCACCTACGGCGAGCTTGCTGCCGTGTATCGTCGCGGTCAGGGCGCCTACCTTTCGAGCGGCTCCCGCAACGTCCCGATGAGCGCCTGGGCGATGGGTCGGGTCAATAGCTATGTCTCCGGCAAGGGCGGCGCCCGTAAGGCTGACCGGGACATTTACAACAAGGCTCGGAAAAAGTAATGGCGATCGAGCGCGGCGGGCACAAGTTCGAGGGCTACAACAAGCCGATCCGGACGCCTAATCACCCGAAGAAGTCTCACGCGGTTCTCGCTAAAGAGGGCGACAAGGTCAAGCTGATTCGATTCGGTCAGCAGGGTGTTTCAGGCTCCCCGGCGAGAAAGGGCGAGTCAAAGTCAAACAAAGCGCGTCGCGCATCTTTCAAGGCACGGCACGCAAAAAATATCGCGAAAGGCAAGATGTCAGCCGCCTTCTGGGCTGACAAGGTTAAGTGGTAACTGGTATGGTGCGACGGCAACAAACCTTACGGGTTTTAGATGTCTGAGGAACAAGATCAGCAGGTTACGCCTACTGAGCAGCAGTCCAACGGTCAGGTCGATGCACTCCAGCGGAGCGTCGAGGCGCTAGAGAGGAAAAACCACGAGCTAATCGGAAAGCTCCAAAAGGCAAAGAAGGTCCCCGATGGTATCGATGTCGAGGAGCTCATTCAGTTCAAAAGACAAGCCGAGCAAGCCGAGCTCGAGCAGCAAGGTAAATACTCCGAAGCACGGCAGGCTCTGGAGCAGCAATACCGTGAGGCGGCGGCGGAAAAGGACAGGCGCATCACAGAGCTAGAGCAGCGCGTCCGTGAGCTTGAACTGCTTACCCCGGCGGTAAGCGCACTCGCCGACATCGTGCACGATCCGGACTTGGTTATGAAGACCAAGCTGTCGCCGGATCAGATCGAGCGGAACCCTGACGGCACCGTCGTCGTCGTCAATGGCTACGAGCGCACCCCGGTTACGGAATGGGCTAAAACCCTCCCTGCCTGGATGCAAAAGCAGCCGAAACCACAAGGAAGCGGCGCACCTATCGGTCGCAGCTCCGGGGAGATCCCAGCCGGTATTAGCAATCCGTTTGCCCCGGGTAGCTACAACCTCACCGAACAATCGCGGCTATTTAGAACTGACCGCGACTTATACGAGAAGTTGAAAGCACAAGCAAACCGTTAATATGCGGGACAAGGCAAAGCTACGCGGCGCCAACCGGGTTACGCCCAACACTGCTAAACACTAAAGGAATTACAGATGGCGACCCTTCGGTCTGACATCATCGTTCCAGAGGTATTTACGCCATACGTCATTGAGCAGACCACTCAGCGCGATGCCTTCTTGGCTAGCGGTGTTGTGCAACCGATGGCTGAGCTAAATGCCACTGAGGGCGGCGACTTCATCAATGTGCCTTTCTACAAGGCAAACCTGTCCGGCGACTTTGAGGTGCTGTCTGACAGCTCTTCTCTGACCCCCGGCAAGATCACCGCAGACCGCCAGACCGGCGTGATTCTGCACCGTGGTCGGGCATTTGAAGCACGTGACCTGGCTGCCCTGGCAGCAGGTAGCGATCCCATGGCTGCTATCGGCGCCAAGGTTGCTGACTACGTTGCGAACCAGCGCCAGAAGGACCTTCTGTCCTGCCTCGGCGGCGTCTTCGGTTCGATTAACTCGACCAGCAGCTCTGCCGCGTTCTTCGCTCTGACGATCGACGGCGAGTCCGGTGACACCCCCACTGTGCTGTCCCCCCGTCACGTTGCCCAAGCTCGTAACAAGCTCGGCGACCAGGGCGACAAGCTCACCGCGATGTGCGTGCACTCTTCGGTCTATTACGACCTGATTGAGCGCCGTGCCATCGACTTCATCTACGACGACACTGGCGCCGCTGACACCAGCGCCACTCAGGGTTCGACTGCTAACGCTTTCGGCAGCCCCAGCGTCCCAACCTTCATGGGATTGCGTGTCATCGTGTCTGACGATGTGCAGACCGCTGGTAGCGGTTCCTCCACTGAGTACGCCACTTACTTCTTCACCCAAGGCGCTGTCGCCTCTGGTGAGCAACTGGCAATGCAGACTGAAACCGACCGTGACATCCTCGCTAAGAGCGATGCCATGTCGATCGACCTGCACTACTGCTACCACCCCGTGGGTAGCCGTTGGACTGCTAGCGATACCAACCCGAATCGCAGCACCCTTGAGACCGTCGGCAACTGGT